AGTCTTGACCGTAGTTGTAGTTTTTTCTCCCGAATTATTATTTTTTTCTTCATTAGCTACAGCAGTTCCAGAAGTAGTATATGAAGATTGTAGTGGTACCATTTTTTCAGACATCTTTAAGAAATCGTTTTCAAATTCCATTAGACTAATTTGATCGCGCTGTTTAATGCCCATAGATACGCCCGCGAACATCTTAGAATAACCATATTGCGCACCACGGAAATAACCTTGCTGTAAATCTTGACGATTAAATACAGTAGTTGGTAATATTTCAAAATCAAACATTACTCCATTACGTGTGAAGCGAGAATTTAAATGAAACTTAATCCAATTTTCATATACATTTAGATATGAAATCATAAGTGCTTCATCTTTTTTAATAGAATATGCTAATGTAGAACTACCATCTGCATTGAACATAATAGAACTACGACCTAAAGCGTCATAGGCATTAGATTTATATTTAGCAATTCTATCCGCTGACTGCGCGGCCGCACTAGATTCTTGCAGACTTTCTAGATCTGTTTCACCAAAAGTAGTTAATACATCGACTGTATCAATGTCTTGTAGCATTGAAGCAACAGAAGAATGAATGTCTGCAACTTCATCCAATGGAAATACTAATTCTCCGTCTTTGTCAATAGGCATTCTTTGAATTAATAACTTGTATAACTCATTTTCATCTCGTTTTTCTTCGCGGCCAACCGCATCATCTAATTTCTTTAATTGTGGAATACTAGCTATTAATAGTGGCGTTTGGTCACTTAAAAAACAGAATGAAATGCCGCCACTTGAGGGCGGAATTTCTACCCAAGGATCGCGCAATTCATGTTTAACCCAGGCTTCCCACGCATCTTGTACTTCTTGTGGAAAGGTTTCTAATGCCTCTTCTAACAATTCTTTATCTGCGATAGTATTAAAATACATTAAATTAAATTCAAGAATATTTAAATTATTAAAATCCTTGAAGCGTGTTCTGCAATACTCTAGTGGCAAATCTTGTATAACTACTTCTTTGCCATCTGTCCTCAATATCCCATTATATATACCCGTCTTTAACCACTCTTTAGTAATGTGGTTAAATGTATTGGGTACATCCATCGCATCTACAAATGTGCATGCATTTTCAAATGCCTTAATAATTTGAGTCTTAGAGCCGCCACCTGAAAATAGCGGTATCACAACAGTATCATATAAAGGTAAAGCCGCGAGGAAGTCTATATTATTTCTATACTCGCCATTAGTTCTATAATAATAACGAGATAATTCTCGTAACGATTCTAAATCACCAGAACGAATAATATCTTCTATTTGTTCTAATGTAAAATCTCGTGCAACGGTATTATTATTTCTATAGCCCCAGCGTGAATAATATGCGCCATCCCTAATAGGCGCGCGATTAATACGTTTTACTTGTAATTTAAATTTTGCAAAATCATGCTTCTTCTTACTATCTCCCAATATTCTCACCCCCTCTTTCTAGGACTAAAAAAGACATATTGGCTTATATTTTTTCGCTTTGACTTTCTAAATGCTTTATCTTCATAGTATTTTACTCTGTATAAAGCATATTCTATTGAGGAGAAGCGGTCTTTCTCAATCGACCGAGAGATTCTCTCCACTTTGAATTGATTTTGTACTCCAGTTGGCTTCAATTTTAAATTATTTATTTCATCCATTAGACGTGATGTCATTTCATAAGGCAATAGATATACTCTACGATCAAGTAATGACATTTTCTTACCTTTTTTCGTTTGCATTAATTTATCCTTAACTATGCGTTCATTTGCAAGAAATGAAACGCTACCGTTATTAATCTGCGCGAAAAAATTAGAATGAATTGCATCATCATTGGATGAACCTGCTTTTATATCATATATAATTGCATTATATTCGGGTATTGGTTCATCACTTTCGCTTTTTCGCTCAGGAGGTAAATGGTGTTCATTATTAAATGCAAAGTATGCGGGGAATTGTTCTCCTGTTTTTGCATCGAACGAAGGCAAAACCATTGCATCAAGCAAGCCGATTCCGGGGCCGTTCCCATCGATCACGATTTCTCTGGGCCGATAAAGTTGTATAAGCTTTTTCAGACGAGGTGCTTGCTCTGTAATATAATTAGCACCATGAATTACTTCGGTATATACTACGTTTTTCCTGAAGCCGCTAGAGGTTGGTAATACTTTTACTACCATAACTGCGGTATTTGCTGCGTATCTTGCAACGTCCCACTAATTTTCCACTAAATTCGCTACATTTAATGCGTTCTCTTATGAACTGCTATATGTCACCATATAGATAAGACTATATCTTTATCCTCTAAAGGATACCCCCTGTTTCGCGCGCCAATCGCTTGCGTGCTACAATAAATAGTCGTTGAACCTTCCTTGTTTATAAGGCTTGGCTGCGAATTGTCCCATAGGGAGTTTCTCGCAATTTAAGGGGTTATTGCCCGCCCATCACTAGGCGGCGGGGCAGAAATTGTTTACCCCAATCAAATAAAACGTATTTGGATTACTTGGATTTTCTTGCGCTTTTCGCTCACATTTTAATAAAGTTCTTCTTTTTGTAAGGCGTTTGGAGTCAATCCAGGCGTCTCTGTTGTTGCCTGTCCATATAGACAAGTTCTCTCGCGCAAACGATTCTTCATTGACCGTTGATGAATCACGTTGGTCTAGGAGCATTTGCTTATTGATGACACCATATCGTAGGGGCACTTCGTAGCTGATTCCCCAGACATAATAGGCATCTGGATGCAATATTTCATTTATCGCACATTCAATTAATTTGCCATAAATGAAAACAGTGCGTTCTCTAGCCGTAGTGATAAAAGTTTGAGAAGAAACTGGCTCCTCTTCATTAAAACTACCATCAACTTCTCTACGTGCTACGTTTAATTGTGGCACAAGAACTTCATTATAACTAATTTCATCGACAAGTGCTGCTTCTTCTATAACCAAATTAGTGCCACGTAATCCACGGCTATTATCTTTTGATTCAACGCTTAATTGACTGCCATTCTTAAAATATAATTCATAATAGTTATTACTTGATTTAGTGCCTTGCTTACCATCATCCTGACGTGTTTTAAGTTCATTCTTTAACATAGGCCAATGTCGAAAAAATTCATTAAATTTCGCTTCAGCAGTTTTAATAACTGTTCCCTTAACGTCAGAAGCAATAATAATAGTGGAGTTTGGAAGCAGCATACATTTTAAGAATGCCCCCAAATACGTTGTAAAAGATTTAGATGCTCCGCGCGTCGCAGTGAAGAAGTGATACCTATACCTCATACTCGCGCGCAAAGCTATACGTTGATATGGTTGTAAGTGCCAATGCTTGGCATCTTCGGGGTCTTGAATTTCATCAAGGAGTAAATCGGGCGATCGTATCCACAAATTTAAGTATTTGGTAAATAATTCTTGATTCGCATCTAAGTAGTCTCTAGTAAGAACAACTCCTTTCTCAATTGGAATGCCATCTTTCATTGCAACTTTATCTGTCATTCCAAGTCACGCTCCAGTTCCGCGGCTCCTTCAAATTCTATATCAGTTGTTTCATCAAATTCAACTGCTTCATTTTCTACAATTTCTAATCTCTCAGTTAGATTATAATGTTCGCGCTTACTTTCTACTTGTTCTGCAAAATTACCTTCATTTATTACAAGACGCTTCAAATAATTTTGTGTATTTTGCATAAGAAAATCAATAGAATCTTGTGGTTCTTGATGCCATTTAGGATGCCAACCTTTTTTACCATAATAAACCATTAATTCTCCTATAGATTCAAAGTCAGCAGTATTCTTAGCATTAGAAGCATCAAATTTACACGTCTTTATAATATTTTCAATTGCATCCATGTCTTTCTTTACATCTGCACCTTCACGAATGCCTTTTTTCGCGCGCAAAGTAAGCTCACACAAATCACGGGCGCGCGATTGCAGTATAGGGGTAGAAACATTTTGCGTTGCCAGTATTTGATTGTAATAATCTTCAAGAAATAGTAATTCATCTTCAGTATAAGCAGGTGACCATGTTTTCTTTAATTTCTTTAATTTCGCTTCATTAAGCACCTTAATTTCATCATCTATCGTATTATCTTCGCGCGCCAATCTCCATCTTTCGTTTTCATCAGACCATTGTAGGGCTTGGTAGTGATCGTCAAGCAAAGTATTAAAATAAGCAGTAAGTGTATGGTCTTGATGAGTTTTATACAATTGCGTCCACATATTTAGGTCAAATGGAATATCTAAATAGCGGCAAAGCCTATCAACTTCGCCCAAATTAGCCTGATCAATCAATGTTTCTAAACAAGATGTACAAATTAATGAACGATGAGATGGGAAAAATTTCGATGGAGTATATTGAAAATTATGAATTGGTTTCTCTTGTTTGCATTTCATGCAGCGTCGCATCTTTACTTCGTCTGTCATATGCACCTTGACCTCCTTTAGCTATTCTACGTTTACGTTCACACTCCTTACAATTAGAAGCCCAATGATCTTTACGTGAATTATTTACGCCAAAGAATAGTTTGTGCTTCGGTAATAGGCGTTTACACCTAAAACAAACCTTTTTCATAGAATCGGGAGTTTCTATTTCTAAGCGGTGACGTGTTACTGCGGCCGCGATTTTTTCCGGTATTTCCTTATTAATAATATTGCTTAAATGATTCTCATTATAAGAT